AGAACAAAAGAGATTAAGAGGATTATGAGTTTAAAATATTTTGTAGAATTACCATGTGAGAATGTTGAAATAATTTCCGCTGAGATTTATAATTTTTTACAAACTAAAACTGATGTTCTGACTAATATAAAGTTTGGGTGGAATTTCATTGATTGCAAACAATTATTAAACGATGTTCCTAAATTACTAGAATTTTTCAAAGAACATAAATTAGTGCCAAGGCATGCAGCTGTGACTATAGTTGAAGAAGATATACATCTTCCAAAACATATCGATGAACCACCAGTAATAGCAAAAATTAACATTCCGGTAATTAACACACAAGGATGGGCAAATCGTTGGTATGAAAATAATCAACTAGTAGCCGAAGTTTTAGATATGAAATTGCCAATGGTATTCAATTCTCAAGTTGAACATAGTGTAGAAAAAACTACAGCCACTATAATACCTCGCATAGTTGCCAGTTTTACATTTCACAATGAACCATTGGATCTATTAAAATGAAAGTAGCAATCACAGGTGGCACAGCAGGTATTGGCCAAGCATTAGCAAAACGATTTGAAGGAAACGGGCATGAGGCTATACCGTTAAGTCGTCGTAACGGATACAATATACGTAGCTTGCCTAAAGTAGCAGGCATAATTGAACCCTGTGATATGTTTATCAACAATGCACAGGTAGGGTATGCACAAACAGACTTATTATTTGAAATATGGCGTCGTTGGGAAGGACAGAAAAAAACAATAGTAAACATCAGCACACAGATGACTGATATGGTAGTTCCTCCTAAACGTGAATGGGACGAATATATCATACAGAAAAAGGCATTGGAACTAGCAACACAGTTATTAGAACAACGTAGTGAATGGCCCAGACTATTGCTAGTACGTCCAGGTAATATTGCCACTCAATCAGGACAAGTACCACCAGAATATATGGATGTTGATGAATATGCTCAGGGAGTAACAGAGTGGATCCTAAAGAATATCTAACCAATAAAAGTTTTTGCCCCATACCATGGACAGGGTTTATGTATAACTCTAACGGTGATGTTATGAACTGTATTCGTAGTCAACGGCCGATTGGCAATCTTAAGAATAATTCAATACAGGAAATCCTATTAGGTAATACAACAACTAAAGAACAGATGCTTGATCATAAACCTGGTATAGGATGTGATGTTTGTTATGATCTTGAAGGTGATAAGAAAGGATACGATATGATCAGTGATCGTATATTTTATCTTAAAGAGTTAAAGACTGTAGACAAAACATTATACGATGATCCGGCAAATTTTGATCTGCATACTATAGACATCAGATGGAGCAATATTTGTAACTTTGCCTGCGTGTATTGTAATCCAGAATATTCAAGTAAATGGGCTAGCGAACTTAAAATCATAACTAAAACTCCTCCAGCAGAAAGAGTCGCAGAACTTAAACAATTAGTATTTGACCGTGCTAGTCAACTTAAACATGTGTATATGGCAGGTGGCGAACCTCTGTTAATGAAAGAAAATTTAGAGCTATTAGAGATACTACAAGAAAAAAATCCGCAGGTTAATCTGAGGATAAACACTAATTTAAGCAAGACCAATACACGAGTATTTGAAAAGGTATGTGAATTTCCTAATGTGCATTGGACCGTGAGTGTCGATGAAATGGAAGCAGAATTTGAATACATAAGATATGGTGGTAAATGGGCGGACTTTTTAGATAATTTAAATCAAATTAGGAAACTTGATCATAAGATAACATTTAATATGTTACATCATTTATTAAACTATAGATCATTGTTTGATACGGTTAAATTTTTTAAAGGCTTGGGTTTCCATAATAATAGTTTTGTCATAGGCGCATTATTACAACCAGACTACCTAAACATTAGACATTTACCAAATACTATGCTACAATCAGTTGAGCGAGAATTACAAGACTGGATTAGTCAAAAACCAGGATTTTTACTTGAAAACGGTCTACGTAATGTGTTACAATACATAAAAGAACCTGTAGAAAAGAATATTGAATACTGTTTAGCGGAGATAGCAAAGATGGACCGTAGACGCGGACTAGATAGTAAACAAATATTTACTGAATTTTATAAGGAATTAAATGTCTATCAATAAATTATATATTTCTCCTAAAACTTATAAATGGGGCAATAATCAAACTCAGTTAATAAGTGAAAAGAATATTGATGATATTATTGATAATGTTGATGGGATAGATTGCCACACATCTATAGCAGATGTGAATGTTATTAATATTCAAAAGGTTATTCGTGCCGCACAAGAAATATATCTAGCGGATATAGATATTTGTACAATTCCTAATGATCAAATGTATCAATATGGCCGATTGTTCAATGAATTACATAAGCATAACAACAAGGTCAATTCACTTAGTAATATTAATCTGCTTAATGTGGAAAATATTAATTTTATGCAGGCTATTAGGCAACACGAATCTTCTGTTTTATGGACAGTTGGCTGTTCAGTAACATACGGAGTGGGTATACCAGCCAACGATAGATGGGGTAAATTACTTAGTGATAGGTTAAATTTACCAGAAGTAAGTTTATCCTGGCCAGCAACATCAATTAACTGGGCTGCTGATCAGATATTACGAGCAGATATCAGAGCCGGAGATGTAGTTGTATGGGGAGTAACTAATCAAACCAGGGTTGATTATGCTAAGGATTGGAAACTAACATCAATCCCATCAAAATTTTATAATAAAATACCAAAAGATTTGAGGTATTGGGATTTAAATTATTTTGATAGTAGTACACAAGTATTAGCCTGTGCTAGAAGTATATTGCAAGTTATTAATTTTTGCAAAAAAATAAGAGCAACATTATGTATTGCTAATCTGTTAGAAGCAACATGGCTTCCTATAATATTTAAAGAAACACACAATTTTATTGATCTAACTGATGATTTTACTGAAGCAGGAATGCTAAAATTTATTGATTTGGGATCAGATAATGATCATCCTGGACCAAAACAACATCAGCAATATGCAGGAAAAATATTTAATTTTATTAAGGAAAACAATTATGGCAAAACCATTTGATATATCAAAGTTTAGAAAGTCGATTACTAAGTCAATCGAAGGCTTAGGTATTGGCTTTAATGATCCAACAGACTGGATTTCAACAGGCAACTACACATTAAACTACTTACTATCTGGCAATTTTGAAAGAGGAATTCCAATGGGTAAAGTAACAGTATTTGCTGGTGAGTCGGGCGCAGGTAAATCATTTATTTGTTCAGGCAATATTGTTCGTCATGCACAAGAGCAAGGCATTTATGTTATCTTGATTGATACAGAAAACGCACTTGATGAAGCATGGTTACACGCACTTGGTGTGGACACTAGCGAAGAAAAATTACTCAAACTTAACATGGCTATGATCGATGATGTGGCCAAGGTTATCAGTGACTTTGTTAAAGAATACCGCACACTACCTGAAGAAGATCGACCAAAGGTATTGTTCGTTCTAGATTCATTGGGTATGATGTTAACGCCAACAGACGTTAATCAGTTTGAAGCAGGTGAGATGAAAGGTGACATGGGTCGTAAACCTAAGGCACTTACAGCACTTGTCCGTAACTGTGTCAACATGTTTGGTACATTGAATCTTGGATTAGTTTGTACTAATCATACATACGCTAGTCAAGACATGTTTGATCCAGATGATAAGATTTCAGGTGGTCAAGGCTTTATCTATGCAAGTTCGATAGTTGTTGCTATGCGCAAACTTAAACTTAAAACAGACGCTGATGGTAACAAGACCACAACAGTCAACGGTATACGTGCGGCTTGTAAGATCATGAAGACCAGATATGCTAAACCGTTTGAGTCAGTCCAAGTAGAGATTCCTTATGAAACAGGTATGAGCCCATACAGCGGATTAACGGACATGTTAGAAGCTAAGAGCTTGCTGACTAAAGAAGGTAACAGTTTGGTTTATACCTTTGCTGATAAAAAAACTATTAAACAGTTCCGCAAAGCATGGGAACGCAACGAAGACGGTTGTTTAGACAAAGTAATGAAAGAATTATCATCTAATGTTAACTTGCTAAGTACTGAATCAAAAGTAGTTGAACAAATAGAAGAAGTTGAAGAAGTTAAAATTTCTACTAAGGAGACAGCAGAATGAGTATTGAATTAGATATTGCCAGTGAAGTTTGGCTTACTTGTAAAGAGTATATCGGTCCTAAAGATCGCCAAGCTGCCGCTGATCATGTTATCAGTGTCGCCGCCGATCACAATATCACTGAAAGTGAACTTAAGACCTTTGGCGGTACTGATGCTTATCTAGGTCGTGCTGTTAAAGAGTATCTTGGTGACGAAGAAGATGAAGCAATCGCCGATGAGGAAAATGACGGTGATGATTATTAATGTGGTATAGTCGTGTAGTTGCAAGTTTAGGCAGTATTCCGGACTTTATAGATCACTATGAAAAAGAACTGGATGAAGCCAAAACAGAAGTTGGGGTCTATGGTAACATAGAAAAGAATCTTGCTGGCCTGCCTGGTATTACAGAACGCCGTTTTAATCAATTACAAGAGATTGAAGCGGTTCTCAACTATCTTAATATTCAACTACGCAAGATACGTACTAAACACTTTAAGAAGTACTTAGAAAATTATCAACGTGCATTAACAAGTCGTGACGTAGAAAAATATGTTGATGGTGAAGACGAAGTTATTGACTTTGAAACTATCATCAACGAAGTAGCACTACTGCGTAACCGTTGGCTAGGTATCATGAAAGGGCTTGAAAGCAAGAACTTCATGCTAGGACACGTTACACGTTTAAGAACAGCAGGCATGGAGGACGCATCAATTGGCTAGACATAGTTTAAGTATGTTAGAAACCATACAACAATATGATACATTCTTAGAAAGTCTGCGTCATGTAGCTGATCTAGGATGTGGGACCGGCGAAGACGTTGCTTGGTGGGCAACTTTGGAAAACTATAATGATCCTCCGGAACCGTATAATTTTAATTGTTTTGCTGTTGACAATAATGCTGATCGTTTATCACAGGTTCCTAACCTCAAGAATATACACAAGATTCATGACATCTATGATAGACAATTCTTGTTTCCTGTAAGCATTGACTTGATATGGGCACACGATAGCTTACAATACAGTATCAATCCATTAGAAACACTGCGCATGTGGAACAGTTATATGACAGTTAACGGCATGCTATTGCTCAGCGTACCACAACATACGGGCATAGAATATAATAGACATTACAGCAGAGGATACAATGGATGTTACTTCCATTATAATCCAATAAATTTAATCTACATGTTGGCAGTCAATGGATTTGACTGCCGTGACGCATACCTACTAAAAAAATTCCAAGACCCTTGGATCAACATGGCAGTATATAAAACTGACATCGCACCAATGGATCCTTTGACTACTACCTGGTATGATCTGGCAGATAAGAATTTGTTACATCCAACTATAGTTGACAGTGTCAATGCCAACGGTTTCCTTAAACAAGAAGAAATATGTATGCCATGGTTAGATAAAGAACTTTACTTTATTGATTATCAAAGCCAGAGTATAGAATTCCCAGAACCTACAGAAATTACTGGAGTATTTAACGAAACAACTAAATCTAACAAATCTACTGTTGTTCAAGCTGATCCTATTTCAAAAGAAACTAGAATACTTAAACCGTTAGCAATTAAAAGCACACCTCCTACGAGAAAGAGTTATAAGCATGATAAATAGAGTGGTTCTGGTAACTGGCGGATTTGACCCACTACATTCAGGACACATCGAATATTTACGTGCAGCCAAACGCCTAGGTGATATCCTAGTAGTTGGAATAAACAGTGACAGTTGGTTGCGTCGCAAGAAAGGTCGCGAATTTATGCCCAGTTACGAACGTATTAAGATCATTGAAAATCTCCGTATGGTGGATCACTGTATATTATTCAATGATACAGATGGACATGCCAATGAAGCAATACGTAATGTTAAGATGATGTACCCTAACAGTGAGATCATATTCGCCAACGGCGGAGATCGCACAGCAGATAATATTCCAGAAATGTCAGAATCTGATGTGATATTTGAATTTGGTGTAGGTGGTACAGATAAGAAGAATTCAAGCTCATGGATACTTGAAGAATATAAAGCACCTAAAATAGAACGCCCTTGGGGCTACTATCGTGTGCTACATGAAGTTCCGGGTACTAAAGTAAAAGAACTTACCATCAATCCTGGTCAGAATTTAACCATGCAACGACATTGGGATCGAGATGAACACTGGCATGTAGCTGAAGGTGCATGCACTGTAGACTTTGAAGATGCTACTACTAAAAGCCATGTTAAACTTAAGAAACACGATCAGTTTACTATCAAAGCTGAATGTTGGCATAAACTGCACAATCCCACCGATACACCCTGTAAAATAGTTGAAATCCAGTATGGTATTACCTGCGTAGAAGAAGATATAGAACGCAGATAAATACTATATCATGAAAATCAGAGATATAGTAGAAAGCACAGTAATCCAAGAGGCTCCAGAGCCTGCGATATTGGCGTTCCTGAAAAAAATCAAACTTAAAACCCTTGTCAAGGGCAACAACATAGAAGTATTAGTAGATACTCCCCCAAAAAACAAAGATGCCTTTAGAAAAGAAGTATTACTAACTCTACTAAAAAGTCTCAAGCCCGCTGGAGCCGCATATGATCCTTTGGGTAGTAGCATAGGTCGCATAGTATTTGCAGGTGATCCTACAAAAATTTATGTCAAAGACATAGGTAAAAAAGGTGATAACAGTGCTGGTATAGGCAACGAAAAAATCATCGCAGAAATGCTGGACAAAGTTATCAAAAATCACGGATCAGCAAACGTGACTTTTGTTGACGATCAGAAGAGAAAACTTACAATTAAAAGTGTTACACAAGTAGACGTATCGGGCAGAAGCTCGGGAACACGTAAACACGGTGGTGAAGTTAAAAAAGCTGATATTGTATTACGTAGTCTACGAGGACAGCTACCAGTATCTATCAAAAAAATCAATGCCGAATATTGGGAAAGTGCAGATACTTACTATGGTGCTAAAGCAGGTGCATTAATTAAAAAATTACGCCAAGAAGGCTACATCAAACTATTAAAAACAGATAAGCCTGGTATTTTAAAACTCAGTAAAGAAATTGTAGTCGAGCCCACAGAACAAGAAGCACAACATGTGATATTTGGTGGAGATATTAATCCAGAGGGCGGAGTAATCATCCAGACTTTCCTACCTGAACACTTCGTTCAAGATGGCAACAAGGTAACTATACATGCTCATGCTGTGATCAAAACCAAAGAAGATATACCAGAAAGTCACATAATGATGTGGTTAATCCGCAATGATTCTAGTAGAAATATTGCTGCCATTGGTATACCTGGTGTACGTGTTTATGCCGCAGCCTATAAAAGAGCAATTGGCGGTGGTGATAAAAACATAGTTTTGGTAAACGCCAAAGGTAAAGTAGTATAATCATAAAATCAGTTGACCTTCCTTCTACATCCTGTTATAATTAATTGTATTTCAATAATTATGGAGTCTATCAATGTCACAAAAATCTGTAAAAAATACCGTCGAACGATATAATATCGACAACTGTGTGCGAGTATTTGGTGGTAGCCGTTATAAGATGATCTTAGCTGGTGCGACTCGAGCTAGAGAAATTGCTAACAAACGTGTATTTGATGAAAAACATGAAGTAAGAACTAAACACGAAAATAAACCTGTAGTTGAAGCACTATGCGAAATTGATCAAGGGAAAATCGGCGAAGAATATCTAAGTAAACTCAAATAAGGACATAATATGGCAAAAACCAACAGTAGTTTCAACCTTTCAAAGACCACTAAAAAACTAGCCGTCGGTATTCTAGACAAACATCAACGTAGAATTTTTCTTAATATGATGATTGCTGCAGAAGCAGCACTGATTGCAGGCAAGAATCGTAAATTCAGTGACCCGGCAACAAGTCAAAAGCCTAGCAGAGGCCCAGCACCAGAATGAGTGAAAAGAAACTTTGGGACAGTATAGACAGTAGCATATTAAAAAGTTTACCCAACGCCGCACGGGGATATGAACAACATATCAGTATCCCAGAATTTACATTCTTGGGCGGTGCTAATCAACCAGACTTTGGTGACGTCACTATTTGGTTCTATGGCAAAGATAAAACGATTGAGTTGAAAAGCCTTAAGCAATACATATTCCAATATCGTGATACACGTCTGAGTTATGAGCGTGCTTTAGATGTTATGTATAAAGATCTTAAAGCAGCTTATGAACCAGATCGTATTCGTATAGAAATTGAATACCGACCACGTGGAGGTATAAGTAGTAGAATGACCGTAGACAGCGATTGGGGCCATTTGGGTGGCACTGATCAACTTTGGCAACATCACAAGGATTAATATGGATTATAAAGTAAAAGACATTACATTGGCCGCCTGGGGTCATAAAGAAATCGCAATCGCTGAAACAGAAATGCCAGGTTTAATCTCTGTTAGAGATGAATACAAGGACCAACAACCACTTAAAGGTGCACGTATTGCTGGGTCATTACATATGACGATCCAAACAGCAGTATTAGTTGAAACACTGGTGGCATTAGGTGCAGAGGTACGTTGGAGTTCATGTAACATATTTTCAACACAGGATCACGCTGCCGCCGCACTAGCTGATCAAGGCATCCCTGTATTTGCCTGGAAAGGTGAAACAGAAAGTGAATATTGGTGGTGTATCGATCAAACTGTAACAGGTCCCAATGATTGGCGACCAAATATGTTATTAGATGACGGGCACGATCTTACTTACTATGTCCACATGAATTATCCAGAATTACTTGAGGGAATCCGTGGAGTGACAGAAGAAACAACTACAGGTATCCATAAGATCAACGAAGCGATTGCTGCAGGCAAATTCAAACTACGTGCTATCAACGTTAACGATTCGGTGACTAAAGCCAAGTTTGACAACTTGTATGGTTGCCGTGAAAGCCTAGTAGATGGTATTAAACGTGCCACTGACGTAATGATCGCAGGTAAAGTGGCAGTGGTAGCGGGCTTTGGCGATGTGGGTAAGGGATCAGCAGCCGCACTTCGCGCACTATCGGCACAGGTATGGGTGACTGAGATCGATCCTATCTGCGCACTACAGGCAGCCATGGAGGGCTACCGTGTAGTTACCATGGACTATGCCGCAGACAAAGCAGACATCTTTGTAACAGCCACAGGTAATATTGATGTTATCACTCGTGAACACATGGTCAAGATGAAGCATAACAGTATCGTATGTAACATTGGTCACTTTGATAGTGAGATCGATATCGCTGGCATACAAGATCTGGTTTGGGACGAAATTAAACCACAGGTAGATCATGTGACATTACCAAATGGTAATAAGATCATCATCCTTGCTAAAGGCCGACTAGTTAACCTAGGTTGTGCCACAGGGCACCCTAGTTACGTAATGAGTAATTCATTTACTAACCAAGTTCTAGCACAGATTGAAATGTTTAATAACACTGAAGATTATCAAATTGGACATTTATATCTACTACCAAAACATCTAGATGAAAAGGTTGCTCAATTACATTTGGCTAAGATTGGTGCAGAATTAACGACACTAACTGCTGATCAAGCCACGTATATTGGCGTTGCGGCTAACGGACCATACAAACCTGATAGTTATCGTTATTAACAAATCATTAAGTAAAGTTTTAATCTACGGGTTCTGTATATAAATAAAAACGTGGCTTACATGCAACAAAATTTTATTCTGTGGCATTTTTGCAACAACTTAAAACAAAGAGGAAACACAATGAAAAAAACTTTAATCGCAACACTTATCGCTGGCCTATCATTTGGCACAGTGGCCTTGGCTGAAGATGGCAAAAACTTTGCACATATCCAATACACATTCCGTGACACGATCGCTGACAACAAGGCTGACACTAATCGTCAAGGTGTTAACTTTACAATTGGCCGCAAGGTGTTAGATAACCTA